TCGGCCGGTATTGGAAGCAAAAGCGTGATCTTCGCGTTTCGAGTGAATCGGCAACGGGTAAAAGCCTTCGATAGTATAGTTTATGAAGCAGTTGCAAAGCCCTGCTCAGTGGGAAAAGAACTGAGACTGGATGCGCGAAGGACACTTAATCAGCCCTGCTTGGCGTTGCAAAGCCCTGCTCAGTGGGAAAAGAACTGAGACATGCCTGCTGCCGAAGATTTCGGGACTCGTTTATTGGTTGCAAAGCCCTGCTCAGTGGGAAAAGAACTGAGACGAACGATTGCCGCTATCAAGCGCGGGCACTGGTTTCGTTGCAAAGCCCTGCTCAGTGGGAAAAGAACTGAGACATGGCATGTGGTTAGAATCCGTTTTCCGGGATGCGACCGTTGCAAAGCCCTGCTCAGTGGGAAAAGAACTGAGACAGGATTTCCTCAATGTTACATGCGCGGAATACCGCGTTGCAAAGCCCTGCTCAGTGGGAAAAGAACTGAGACCCGCTCTTGCACTTCCCAGGGCAGCATGGCGCGCATGGTTGCAAAGCCCTGCTCAGTGGGAAAAGAACTGAGACCGTACAAAAACCCACTGCACCCGCCGCCGGAAGTTGTTGCAAAGCCCTGCTCAGTGGGAAAAGAACTGAGACGTCGTTTCAACGACCGAGTTTGATCATCTCGCGTCGTGTTGCAAAGCCCTGCTCAGTGGGAAAAGAACTGAGACATTGATCCTCGATTCGCCCACGGCGGTAAACGCCACTGTTGCAAAGCCCTGCTCAGTGGGAAAAGAACTGAGACAGCACATGCGAGATGCGGGGATGCTTGGCGCGCATGGTTGCAAAGCCCTGCTCAGTGGGAAAAGAACTGAGACACTGCTAATTCTCGTGCACAATGTCTTTGAAGTGGGTTGCAAAGCCCTGCTCAGTGGGAAAAGAACTGAGACTCCCGATGAACCAAAGCTGTTTGCGCTTGTCCACGGTTGCAAAGCCCTGCTCAGTGGGAAAAGAACTGAGACTGAGCAGTAAACAGAAATCCACCCTGATCCAAATTGGTTGCAAAGCCCTGCTCAGTGGGAAAAGAACTGAGACCAAAATCGCTGCGAGGAGTTCAATGAGAACGAAAGGTTGCAAAGCCCCGCTCAGTGGGAGAACAACTGAGACAAGATCTCGAACTCTCAAGTTCTGAATCCAGTATCGGTTGCAAGTCCCTGTTCAGTCCGTCGCCCGCCGGACACGAGCCGATCGAGCCGTTCACGCGCCGGCAGTGGACGAACGCAGTGCGCAGAGCGGGCGTCGTCATTGCAGCCACGCCTTTCGCGGAGCCTCAGGCCCCAATCGTTCGGAGGTATCGGCGAGATCACATCGTAAGGCTTGGATCTCGGCCTGTATGCTTCTGATTTGGCCTTCGATAACCCTGCTTTCGACTCGAAGGTCTTTTACTCCAACTTCGATCTCGTTCCAGAGGCACACTAGGCGCACGACGCAGAAAACCGCTGTAGAAATCAAGTAGCCCAATACGAAGCTGCAGGCGAGACCCAGAAGCTTCCACAACAATGGCTCGGTCATGAGGCCTTCTCCACGGCGGCCACCACCGTTTCCGTCGAGGCCGGCTTCGGCTTCACCGCCACCCTCTCCGGTTCCACCACGCGGAACGTCTGCCCGGTAGCCTCTTCCCATTCTGTGACTCTCCGGCGCGCCTCTTCTCGCGAAATGCCGTCGGCTTGAATCGCCGTGGAAAGAGAGAGCGGGCCGGTATAGGCGCAGAATTTTGCGGCTCTCGCGCGCGCCGGCCAAGTCTTCGCCGTGACCACCATCGGCTGGCGGGCGCGACGCAAGGCCGCGGGATCGACCTGCACTTCGGTCGTTTCAGCCATGCTTCGCCTCCAGAAGCGCACTCGGATTTTCAGCCTGGCGCGGCGGTTTGCGCGGCGCACCGCGGCAACGCGGACAGGGTAAGAACTGCCGCTCAGGCGGCCAATCGAGCCAGACCGAATTCGGCACCTGCTCGCATTCCGGGTTGAAAATTTCGCCCGTTCCGCCGCACTCCGGGCACACTTCGCCTGCGCGATCCGGCGGACCAGTGCCGTTCACCAGGCCGGCGGGTTGCCCGCGACAGCGCGTTTCGAGATACGCCGGCACCGTCTCGCGCCAAAGTGCAGCGGATCGCTGCAGTTTGCCCTTGTGCGTGGCGAGCACCGCGTCCGAGATTTCGCCGTCATCGGCGTCCGGTTTCACCTGGCGGGCGCGTTCGACGATCTGCCGGACCAGCTCGCTGTCGGTTCCGGGGAATGCCTCGCGGACGAGCCTCTCCGTTTTCGGGAAATTTTGCGCGAAACGCGACGCCCCGGCGGCTGCGGCGGCTGCTTGCCCCTGCGCCGCGGGTTGCACGGCCTGCGGAGAGCGCTCCTCGCGCGCGCTAGCAGCAGCAGCCGAAGCTGCTGCTGTATATACCGAAGTAGAAGATGAAGAAGGAGCGTTATTCTCGCGTAACACAGGCGTTACGGGAGTTGCCTGTTCCGTCGTGCGCTTCCGTTCCCGCCATCTATGTTGCCTGTTTGCATTATCTTGCGCAGTTCGAGCTTCACGCTGAATGCGGCGGCAAACGAGCGTTATTTTGCCGTTACGCTCCGTTACGTCGGCTGTTTTCTTCTCGTTTAGTTCATCGATTGCCGAGCGGACTTCTTCGGGCGTCGCGGCGCAAATGCGGGCCAGTTCCAGAATCGTTCCAGTGATTGAGCCCTCGTCCGCAAGCTCCTCCATGGCGCAGATCAAGTCGAACCAGATGCCCCGCGTCGCCGGCTTGCACATGCGCACCCGCGGATCCTTGAACCAATCGCCGTTGTAGAACTGGAAAGCGGGACGATGGGGATACGCCATACGGATTTCCTCAAGCTGAGACCGAAGCCAGGTCTGCCCACTCAAACAGCCCAATCTGCCGGCAGTGCGGGCTGAACCAGATGCGCTCACGGGCGGCATTCGTACGCCCCCGCGTTTCGCCACTTTGCTGGTTCGCGTAGCCGCCGTTCGCTCGCCATGCAACACATTGCCAATTCACCGGCATTTCGTGCTCGCCTTCGTAGCCGCAGAGTGCAATCCGTAGCATTGGGTCCGAACCGTGGACGATCGCCCAATTCCGAACATCCGCTGCAATGTGGCGATCCTCTTCGGCGTAACAGTCTTGTCGATCGGCCGAATAGGGCGGATCCAGAAAAATACCTGTAAGTCCGATCTTTGTCGTCGGGGACGGACCTAGAACTCGCAACCAGTCGCCACAACAGACGCGCGTTCGTCGGAGCCTCGCTGCCAATGCCATGAAATAGCTGTGAATATCCGACGCGTAGAGGGCATGGATGCCGCGACCGCTTGCCCCGCCGTCGCCGCTGATATCCGGCTTTTGCAAGGGCAGCTTGGCCGCTCGATGAATTCCGCAGCCTCCACGCTTCAAATTTGGACGCTTCCACCAGTTTTCTGCATGGATTCCGCGATGCGATCGCTCACAAGAACTTCGTCCAGTCCAGTCCGGACGCACACACCAGCCGGATCCAATCCATAGCGAAACGCCCCAAACCCACCAGCCCGCGATCTTTGCGTCAAAAAATTCCGGATCCCCGATCATCCGCTCGCGGAATTCCGACTGCGCAACGAGCCAGCGATGACGCGCATGTAGATCGGCCTCATTTACCGGCCAGTCAGCATGGTGCGCAAGAGTTTCGGGATCATACTGAAGAGCCCGCCAGAAATTGGCAAGGTAGCAGTCTTTGTCGTTGACCGTTTCATTGCGGCCCGGGCCACCTGGTCGCGAGAGCAAAACAGCCAGGCTGCCGGCGAAGGGTTCGACATAATTCGGAACGTCACCGAAACGTTCCCAGATGAGATGCGCAACTCGCGCCTTGCCACCAAACCAAGGGAAGGGCGCTTTGAGTGCCTTCACGCCTTCCTCCGAAACTGCTTCGCTTCCGGGCAATTCGCGAAGTGATTCACCGCATCCGCCGTGTACGGCGCGATCTTACCGCTGGCATGCTCGATGAAGTAGAGGGTGACGCCGCAGGCCTTGCACGGCCGGATCTCTTTCGCAGCGCGCCAGAGCAGATCGAATACGCGGTCTTCGAGCGCAAGCAAGCGCGAAGTTTGCTCCGAAGACTCGCACCCTCCTTTCCTACCGCTTTGTTCCTCGCGCCTGCCTTCTGCCTCCGAAATGACGTCGTCCGCAGCCTGCTGCGCGGCCAGGCCGCGCCGAGCAAAGTCCATCAGTTGGTCTACGTCGCTCATCGGCCCTCCGCTTTCGCCAGCGCCTCTCTGGCTTTGCGGTTCGCATGGCGCAGAGCAACTTCCGCGCCGGTTCCTACCTTCGCGAACGACAATTCTTCAGTGGTAATCGCTTCAACGAAACGCAGCGCCTCGTATAGCTCCGGCGCCGCGGCAATCAGGCGCGCGTTCGCGTCATCTTGCTCATCCGAAGCAATGCCCGATTCCGGTGCCACGATAAACCAGAATTCTGTCTCACCAATCAGGCAGCCGCTATCGGTATCAGCAACGACGGCCCACGGACCCGGCGTGAAGGTCGCTTCCCGTTTTTCGACCGGACTTGCGGCCGTCAATTCATTTCGACGCATATCTTTGCCTCCTTCTCCCGCTTCGCGCGCCAGCTATCGGCCCAATCGACGACCAGCTTGATCAGGCATTTCCGGCTGCAGGCGTGCTTTTCGCCCAGCCGCTGCGAGTCAGTTTCACTCGGCTCGACCAGCACGCAGGGCGACGAAACTCCGAAATGCAGCGCGTACCAATCTTCGGCCGGTCCTTCGTGCGTGATCCCGCAGACGTCGCAACGGAGAAGTTTGGTTTGCATCAGGTTTCGACTTTCTCCGCAGCTTCTTCATTGATAGCGGCGATGATCGCGATGGCAAGATCTGCCTGTGGCTTGGAGGGATGAATACCGTGCGCTTTGCCGCGATCGAGAATGTCGTCGCAACGCCCGACGTCGATCGTCGGACCACCCGCAATGAGCCCATACATCTTGCAATCGGCAATCAGCCGCAAGGCGCAGGCTGCATCGACAGCCAGTTGCCACTCTTCGCGTGTCCGTGGGTCTTTCCTGCTCACGCCGCACGCTCCTTACGCGCTTTTCCCGCTCTGCGTTGGGCTTGTCGCTCGGCCCGGATCTTCTCGGCCGCCCGCTGCGCCGCGTGCAAATACAGCCCCTCGTAGCTCACAGAGAAGGCCTCTCGCGCGCCGGCGCGCCGGATCTCCAGATAGCGGTCGTGGAGCGTCACGACCAGCGGCTTGGATTGGACAAGGACGGAGGTTTTGCGGGTGAGGGATGAGTCGGAGCGAAGCGCGGTCATGAAGTTGTGTTTTACTGCGGAATGAATCGGGATGCAAATCGGCGTCTCGTAATCTTCTCGTAATCCGTGTATACAGTTGTGTGTTTCTGTGCAATCAGCCAAACAAAATATCAAGCACTTAGGCTGTATTCGATCCTAGGGAAACACATAGACACTGGATTTAGGTTCCAGCGCCTGTAATGGGCGTGGGAGTTCAAGTCTCCCCATCCGCACCAACAACTCCTTTCTTTAGTTAGGTTTGGTGCCATCGTCCAATCCTGGCGCGAGTGGCGCCGGATTCTGTCTCGTAATCTTCTCGTAATCCGCGCCCGAAAAATTTTTTTCATGCCACGGCGCCATCTGCTCTCCAGTAGCCCGGACGCTCTTTCTGGCCGTGGCAGAGGTACGAATGTTGTAACGCTCATAGATGCTCATGGTGAGCATGCCTGCGACGGCCATAGCTTCTTTAGGCGGAATTCCGGCCTCATCCATATTGGTTACGGCGGTGCGGCGTAAATCATGGAATACTATCCAGTCGCGGCCGACGCGCCGGGCGACACGTTTAAAGGCGTGGCTAAATGTAGATTTGCTGATGCGCTTTCCTCCGCGCTGGAACAGATAGGGACAAGCCGGGTCGCCAATCTGGAGCGCCCATTTCAGCATTTCCCGCATCGCCTGGGAATAGATCGGCACAGGATGCGGTTTACCATTCTTCGTCATACGCTCGCCTTGAAACCAGCCCGGTACTTCAAGGATCCCCGTCGTCTCCCAGTCCTTGGTCCATTCCCGTCGCAGCTTGAGTAGCTGGCCCCGGCGGACGCCAGTGTAATAACTGAAACACCAGACCGGCTTTTGGTAGTCCTCCAGTTCGCGCAGGAGAAGTTGATAATCTTCCATGCCGACGATGCCCTGCCGGATGCGGTCGGACTCGTCCAACTTTTTGATAAACAGAAGGCGCGGCTCCGGCCACAGCAGGCGTAGTGAACTGGTGATAATCGACAGTTCCCGGTTGATCGTTCCATTGCTCGTGTATTCGCCGGTCCGGGTCTTTTCCTGCTTGCGGCCCATAACGTAATCGCCCACATGCTGCAAGTTGAATTTCGAGCCGTCCAAATGCCCGAGGCGCGGACGGAGGTATTTCTCCACGCGCAATTGCTCGATGTATACACTGCGCTTGTTGATTAGAAGCTGCGCCAGGTATTTGTCAAAGAGCTGGCTCATGGTAACAACTGGACCGCGCTCCGCCTTCGCGTCCAGTTCGTCGCGCCATTGCTGGTATGTTTTGCGGAAGGCGCGGTTTCGTAAAAGCTCCTCGCGATTCTTAGCGGGATAGTCCCTCTTGGAAAAGGTTTGGCATTGTCGCCGGTATTCGCACTGCCAGCCGGTTTTGGTTTCGCGGACCGTGCCGTCGCCGTGCGAGCGCTTGGGCCTGCTCATACATTCTTCTCCGCATCGGCGAGCGCTGCCTCGGCGGTGTGCATCAGCTCGCGCAGCAATTCCTGCCATTGCTGTTGAGTATCGACGCGGCCGCGCGCAAGCAAGCGGCGCCGCCGTGGAAGTGTACGGAGAAAAAGTTCGCGTTCGGCATGCTCTTGCGTTTCGGCTGTGATCGTCTCGGTGTGGTATTCGCCGTTTTCCTTCTGATAATGCAGCTTCCATCGGTTGTTTGGACGGCGAACTAACGATCCGGCGCCATGTGGGCGCTTGGGAGTTCCAGGCTTGGGCGGCATAGCATAATTATACCAGTAATTACGCCAAAATTACGACACAAACTCAAATCACTTCTTCTTTTTCTTCACCAGCGCCAGCACTTCGTTGATGTCGAAGCGCAAACGGCTGTCCAGGCCGTCCACCGGCGTCAGTTTGCCTTCTGCCACCAGGTTGCGCACTCCGCCCACGCTCATGCCGTACATCTCGGATACCTCATCGATATCCACCAGCACGCGCTGGACGACGTGCAGCCGCTCGAATTCGTCGCGAATGGTACGCCGGAACACTTCCTCGATCGTCAGGGGCATAGCGGCGCATTCCTGCGTTTGCGATACTTTCTTCAACCGAACCTCGCTCGCGGCAATGCTCGTACTTCCTTTCTTAGAACTCCCTCACCACGGATCAATCCCTACATCCAGCGCCCGCTCGGTCCACAAGTCAATCTGCTCGTGCGAGGTGAGCGAATCGATCATGTCGCGCAGACTCGCCAGATCGTTCGTTCGCAGGCAACGGAGACACCACGGGCACAGCCATATCGTTTTACGAATTTCCCTGAGCGAATTCGACGTCGGTCCTGGTACCGAGGGAGGTGCGTACCAGTAAAACTGACAATGGCGAATTTAGCTCCGATTGACCTCTGGATGCAAGAGTTTTTTGTCTCACAAGCCCTTGCCTTGTTTCGAGAACCACGTAATTACACTTGCATTACGAAGCACGTTGCAAAGCGTTTTTGTTTGGAAAGCGGTTGTCATTTCAATGAAATACGGGCTTATGGCAGGGAAGGAGGGTACTGGGTCCTAGAGGGCTTGAGACCTAGTACTAAATCCCCAGTTGTAGCATGCTTTAATGCAACAATGTTGCATGCTTGAATGCATTGATACCTTTTTTTATGAGTGAGCGCGCCATCACAAAAGCCCGAAGATCAAGTCGGGGCAATCTCTAAAGAGGAGATGAATCTATGCATACGCGTGCCCGCTTCACTCCGAAAGAAGCTCGGAATACGAGTTGAACAAGAGGGCTCGACGATAAAGAAGTATGTGATTCGGTCGCTGGAAAAAAGTCTTGGCGAAGCGATTCCAACAAGAAAGTCATTTATCGATACAGCCGACATTCCTCGACGCGAGCAAGACCGTGAGAAGATCCGGGCTTTCGCGCGATTGCTCAAGACCAAAGATTTTCAGGTGGCAGGAAGAGTCTTTGCAAAAATCTTTCGCGCGGAATAGGCCCGATGCCCTCCGGATTTAACGTCATCCCGTTAGCCCCCTTGTCGGCGGCCTAGGTGCATGCAAGAACCGCCAGACGCCCGAAGGCATGCTTCGACGTCGGTCGGGATTGACCCGGAGCGGCCCGCACCCTAACAGTCACTCTTTTTCTTTTTCCCGTTTGGACGCGAACCGCTCTTGGTGTCGGAGTAGTAGAAACAGTGTAGCGGGAAACGGGCTCGTTGCGCCTGGTCTATGCTAGAAGCGCTGGTGAGCGGCAGCTTTTCAGGCTGCCAGATTTTATACATCCCTGTTCTTTTTGGGACTGTCTAATAGCTGCTCGCGTCACGAACGGATGCCCTACTCGGCCAAAGCGATCGCCAACTATTTCCTCGACCTGGCGCGTATCCACGGGCAAACTCTGAATCCCATGAAGATCCAGAAGCTGGTGTACTACGCGCACGCCTGGAATCTGGTCTTTTACAATCGGCCGCTGATAGATGAGTTCATCCAGGCCTGGACTTATGGCCCGGTCATACGCTCGCTGTATGAGGAGTTCAAGCGATATGGCAGTGGCCCGATTACAACGAAGGCGACCGAGTTCGCGCCGAGCGAACTGGACCCCTATCAGTTCGTGACGCCGTCGATCGACGACTATCCGTATCTGGGCATCAACCAGCAAACGAAGGCGCTTCTCGATACAGTCTGGGAAGCCTATGGCGGTTTTTCCGCCATTCAGCTTTCTAACCTTACGCATGCCCCGGACTCGCCCTGGTTTTCGGTGTACAACAAGAATCCAGGACGCAAGGGGCTGACCATCCCGGACCAGGTCATAAGAGAACATTTCGTCAGTGCCCGAGCCGACTGACCCTCCAGAGAGCAATGCCGATCGTATACGGGATGAAATCCTGAAAGCCCGTCCCGCACATGTCAGTGATCAACCCGATCAGAAATCCGAAGAAGAGCAAGCGGCGCTCGAAACCGACCGGGAGCACGAACACGTCCGCAGCATGCGGCAGGATACTGCCGAACGCAAGCTATACGCCTCGCGCATTTTTTTCGTGCTGGTGACCTGGCTCGCCTTTATCGTGGTTGTCATTCTGATCGACGGATTTCAGTTCCGGGGTTTTCATCTCGGCGACCCGGTAGTGATCTCTTTGATCGCCGGGACCGCCACCGGAATCCTGGGCCTGATCGCCATCGTGGCGCGCTATCTATTTCCGGGAAATCCACGCCGCTAAACGCCTCTTTCACAGAATGGGCATTATCGGAAATAGGCTTGTTTTGTTGGGCTTAGTCGTCGGTAGTTTTGCGAGAAGGCAGTTGCTGGGCCAGTTCCTTACGTTCGTATTCGGAAAGCTGATGGAACAGATCCATGTACGCCTCATGCTCCAGATCGAACTTGGCTTCTGTTTCTGCAAGTTTTGCCTCTAGTTCTTCGATACGTTTCAGACGGCTCTGCGCGATCCGATACCAGTCGGGCAAGCTATTTTCCGACACAGGGGGCATTTCTCAGATCTCCTCAATCGAGCTTCTGTTCGCCGTTGGGCGAGAACTGAATCTCGATATCCACCCCGTGGTTATGCCACTCGATCTGAATGCCGCCGTCGCCACAGGGGACGATGTGCGGCATTTCCTGAAAACACTTGAGTGCATTCTCTACGGCTGTTATGGCGGCTTCCGTGATCGGCTTGCCTTTATATGAATCCCATCCCGGCTCAAGTGCGCGTAGCTGCTGTTTCCAGTCAGGGGGCATTCCTCGCAGTATAGAGGAGCGCCGGCCTAAGCCGGCCCAAAAGGATTACGTCCGGGATCCATACGAAAAGAACCGCCGCACCCAAAGGCCCTTCTTACTTCCCATGCGAGCGCGGCGGCTGTCTCCTCAGACGAAATTTGGTAAACGCGCCTCCCAGTGTAGCGGGAAAGCAATGTGCATACTGACGGTATGAATGCGCAAGAGGAGAAAGAAGAGGCCGTATACCGCTTTGTGGCCCGCAATTACGACCGTTTTCGACACGCGGTATTGAATGAAGACTATTACGCGGCCCAGGCGATGAGTCTCTCGCATCGGGATCAACGCCTTCAAGCGCTGGGCGGCGTCTTTGCCGGGCTTGCCGCTGTGACAACGACGCCGGCCTTGCGTTTGCCCGATCTTGTTCCGGCTGGACTGGCCGCCGTTGCCTCGCTCATCGGGTTTTGCTTCCCTTCAGCCGCCTGCGCGCGCAGATTCGAAGTACCGAACGGCTCCATGTTGGTTACACTCTGCTGCGAGCGCAATGCGAAATGCTGTTGAGTGATACCGATTCCCGGACGCGATCGCCAGCCTCCGCCGCCCGATCGTCACAAGAATATCGAGCCGAGATCGCCCTATCCAGCACCTCCGCGAAGACCGCCCCTACCACCGTCACCGCCGCAACCTCCAGCGCCCAAGAAGGATTAGCTGGCTACTGTGCCGCCCCAGCCCCCGCATTCTCGACCGCCGCGATGATCTCTTCGTACTTATCCGTCGTGACATCTTCGGCCCGCTCGAAGCCATGCGCGCGCAGGATCTGGCCGATGATCTTTTTGTCCACGCCTTGCGAAAAGCCGATCGCCCAGATGCGCGAGGCCTGCTTGCCGCTGATGGTCTTCGCACCGCCATTGCCGTTTTCAGCCGCCGGCTGCGTCTTCTCGCGCGGTTGTTGAATCGGCTGTCCTTCGCCGGACGGTGTACGCCGGCCGCCCATTTCTTCCGCCGGAGTCGGGGCGTAGCCCGCCATCGCCACGATCCAGGAGAACGGACCTTTGAGCGCTTTGGCCTGCGCCCGCGTCTGCGCCATCGAGCGGAGTTGGAAGAGCGGCACGGGCCGTTCTCCCACCTGGACACGCTTTTTCAATTGCTCATCGTATTCGTACACCGGCCGCATATCCCAGTTCTCTTCGTCATCGAGGCACATGGAATCCGCTTTGCCGATCACGATGCCGCTCGGAACATGGAACGCTTCGGCAAAGGCCTCGTAGCCTGTCACCTCACCGATCTGAACCAAGCGCGTTTCGCAGGTGCGCGGGGTAACCCGGTACATGCTGGCCAGAAACGACCAGGCCTCGAAGAAGAGATGGTCTCCGCCCCCGAACTTTTGCACCCAGCCGTTGCGTTTGACAGCGGCGATTAACGCATCCGCACAGAGCCGGGCTTCCGCTACGATCACTTCTGGCTTGCGCTGCAACCGCAGCGTAAAGCCGTCATCGGGCTCGACGATCGTGGGGGTTAAAACAGCAGATTCACTCATGAACTTCTCCTACTCGCGATATTCGCTTCCGGATATACCTTGATTCCCGGCACGTGAAGGGCCGAACGCAGGCTGCGAGCCAGCGCGTTGATCGCGGGCATGTTCGGACTCAGTAAGTTCGAAAGTTCCGGATGCGCCGCTACATATTTCACCAGTAACTGCAAGTTAGTCACTTCGGCCTTCCAGATCTCCCGCGAAGAGATGCCTGCAACTTTCGGCGGCGCAGCCACCACAACCGGCGGCCGGCGCAGCGGCGCTTCGGCGATCACCGCGATCTCTTCTGCTGAGACGCCGAGAGATTCCGCCGCTTCAATCTCGCGTTCGCGTTCTTCCGCCGCCAGGCGCTCGGCTTCTTCCCGCAGCCGGCGCTCTTCTTCCCGTCGCAGCCGTTCCTGCTCCTGAACGTAAGCGCCCATATTGCGCTTCAGCAAGGCTTCAGCCTGCGTGAGCGGTTCGCAGATGCGCTTCTTCTGCGCGAGCGCTTCCCGATGTGCGGCATAGGCCTTCTGGATGATCGGATCAAAGGTCTGATCCGCTTCGGCCTGTAGGCCTTTAATCGCCCGCAGATGGGCGGCCGCCATCTCGTAGCTCGGCTGGTCGATGATCTCGGTATGTTGTGCGATCTCGATCCAGTAAGCCGTCTGGTGGGTTAATTGTTGTTCGGATGTGGTGACGAGTGCGCTCATGCGGTTCTTTTTACTCCTAATTCGGTGGGGATGTTTCTTTGGCTGGCCGCCAGAAACCGCCCAGTGGTCGGGTGTCGCCGGTTTCCATGCAATCTGGCGTGAGCAGCCTGATCGGGACAAATCACTAAGTTTTCTGGCCGATTATCGGATCTATTTCCGTTGCTGTGGTGGATGACTGCGTGAGGAGGAAGCGCCTTGCCTAGCCAGCGTTCAGCGATCAAAATGTGTTCGAGCACGTAACCGTTAACGGCGCGCGGGTGAGCAGGAGCATACAACAGAACATATCCATCGTCTCGAATAATTCTGCCTTCTTTCCACCGGCCATTGCGGGCTCCTTTTCGCGAACCATTAGCTACAGTATTCGCAGCAAAACAAGCCCGCGAACAATGGAGCCTTCGGTGAAAGTGACAAGCGGGCACTTCATAGTCGCGGCCGCAATAATTACAAACGAGTGTCATCGTATTGGTCCTCCATTCTGGCCCGGCAGAGATGTTTGTTGATGAGCAAGCGCCCACAGGAACAAATCCAGGTCGCGATCGAAATCAGCGCGGGGGAATTCATGCACTCGATAGGAGCCGTCCTCATTCAGTTGCACGGCAGCCCGGCGCCAGCGGCGTGGTTTCGGCCGGCAATTCAGATAGGCGGCGAGCTGGGCACGGTGGCCGTCGAGCACTATTCCCGTCTTGTAATCACACAGTAAAAGTTCGTCTTCAATCACGCAATCCAGATCGAACATGCCGGCATAGCGGTACTGTTCGTGAAACACCATCTGCTCGGCGTGGGCGATCGTGAGCCGCGACTCCTCGTGAAACCGGATGCCGGCGGCAACGTAGCCCGCAATCGCCGGATCGATCGATTCCGGATCGAGCGTGCCTTTGGCATACAAATGCATGGCCTGATGCACGGCGGTACCGCGATGGGCGGCGGCCTGCAGGACCTCCTGCGGAATCATAGAGTAGTCGATCACGCCCGCTGCGCGTAAGGTCGCCGTCACGCCCGGAATGACCTCCCCGTCCAGGCGATAGATGTGCGCCGGCAGCTCGAGCGTGGGACGCGGCTTGCCTGTGGCAGGGGCGGTCATGTGGTCTCCCAGCGTTCGGTCATGTGGTCTCCCAGCGTTCCCGCGGCTTGGCCGTGAAGTCCGCCCGGAGTTCGGCCTGGTAGCATGTGGGGCACAGGAGACGATTGCGCCAGGCGCGGGAACAATTCCCACAGACGCGCGCGCCGCACGCGGAACAATCTTCCAGCCAATCGATGGCCAGGATTGTGTCGCAGAGACCCTGGCAGTAGGCCACGCTTTCGTGCAGGTTCGGCATTCAGGCGCTCGCTTTGAGGCTTTCCAGCAGCGCCTCGCGCTTCCGATCTTCTTCCTGCAGCTCTTCCAGGCACTCGCGGCACAGCTTGTCGCCCTGGTCGATCACCACCGCCAGGCGCTCGTCGCACCAGCAGCATGTGTCGTGGATCGGGCAGAGCGTCGAGTGGTTGGCCCGGATGTAGCGCGGCGGATCGCCGACGCAATCAAAATCACATTCACAGTGCATTTACGCAACTCCCCTCAATCTAGTGTAACCATATGCTTGACATTTGTCAATCACACATGCAATCATGGTCCAACCAGAGAATGACTCATGTCATACACTGCAAATGATGACCAGGAAGGAACCCAAGAATTCGTCGGGGGATCGCCGGGTGACTATTTCTGTGCGGAACGTATCAGAAAAGAAATGGAAAATGCTTCAAAAGCTAGCCGACGAACGGGGCCTGAAGCTGAGGTATGTCCTGGACGAGATTTTCGACGAATGGATCAAGAGGAATAGCGAAGCCAAGTAAATGGACACGAACACAACCGTCGCGATCGTCTCTGCTTCGAGCGCTCTTATTGTCGCCATCACGGCTCTGATCCTGAACACCTTCTGGGTCCGCTATGCGATACAGAGCCTGGATAAGAACATCAATCAACAAATCACTTCGTTACGGAACGAACTTAAGTCTGAGCTTTTACGTGTCGAAGGCGTGCTCGATGCGCGCTTGAGTCAGGTCGAACAAATTTTGAAAATACGCTAGGCGAAGGGAGGTTCTCGCCATGTATCCAAAGCTGCCAGTCTTAATGGGCTTAATGGGAACTCTTCTGCTAGGGCAGTCGAATTCGGCCCCTTGGGAGATGAAGCGCAATAAAACTACGTCCGCTGCAACAACGGAAAAAAGGAGGGTTTAGAGCTTTATCTCTTTGCGACGACTGTTGTCGAGGCCAAATACGGGACTAACAAAGCCAGCGTTCGGCTCAAATTCGATGAAGGTGCTCCTATTCAGGAAGATTGGGGCGAAGCCAATAGCCGCAATGCGCTGTTTTCTCCAAATCCCAATAAACTTGCCAAGCAACTTTTGAATTCAAAGCACTTTTATTTGGAATTCACACCTTTTCAGGCCCGGCCCGCCACCGTCGAATTCGATGTCTCTGGACTGAAAGAGCAGTGGTCAACGGTGACCCAGGTTTGCGGCTCCTTGCCCTAGACGTAGTGAACAGCGCAGATCTTAAGTCCAGACCATCTCGCCATCTTTTCCGGGCGCTCCCGCGGGGCCTTGCGCTCCTGGGGGTCCTTCCGGCCCCGAGCTGGTCGCGACCTGTTTTGCGATCTGCGCCATGGCATCCGCCAACGTCGGGTTGTAATCGCCAACGGTGAGGACGACTTCCGTATCGGCCGCCCGATTCGCCATCTGCGTCATCTCGACACGCTGCACCGCAAAATCTTTCTGATTCCAGCCGTACCGTGCCGCCGTCGCTCGCACGATGTTTCCCGGCTTCGCGCCGACTTTCCAGCATGTGAATTGGCCGCGCTCGTTCGGCGTCGAGCTGCGGGCGAGATCAGTCTGCGCGAATTGTAGCGCGGTGTCCGCCTTCGTGACGCGCATGTCGTAATCGGTCCATTGGAGCAGGCCGTAGGTATCGATCGAGGCCTGATCATAGACATGCGCCGTCACGCCATCGCCGATAAAGGTCACATCATTGGCGGGTGCGAAGAAGTCCTCGTCATATTCATCGACGCGGAAATTATCGCCGCCTGGCTGATCCGTCAAGGCGACAATCACGGGCTGGGAATCGGGCACGACATAGTTGAACGTGCCGTCAGCATCGATGAACCAGACCAGGCCCGTCGCCTTGGCGATCGTATCGAGAACTTGCGTGACAGTCTGATATTGAAAGTTCAAAGCCAGGACGGCCGTATGCGCGATCGGTCCCAGTTTGAGAATCGAAGGCGTCAAGCCCGTGCCCGTCAGCACTTCGCTGATGATCTGGTCATCCCAGAGACCGAGATTCGTGTAGTCTTTGTTCCAGGTCCGGCCATCGGTGAATAACTTGTAGTCGCGGCACGTGTAATTCAGCGTCACCGTCCCATCGGAGGCACCGGGATCGCGCATCTGGACGGAGCTGATGAGACCGCCGAAAAGTGTTTGTATCACGCTTGCCGGCAGAGTGGATGTTCTCAACGACCAGGGCGCAAATTTTGGCGCTCCTAGAATCACCCAGTCCACGCCGATTTCAAACGTTTGCGTCAAGTCCGGCGAGAGCCAGCAGTCGAACCAGATTTCCGTGACGCGGGAGGGGTCGAAGGTCTTCGCCATCCGGGGAGGCAAGGCGTCCGGCCCGATGAGCCAGGGAATCAGATACGTGCTTGCGGGTTCGGGCCCGTTCGGATTCGGCGATTGGATCGTTTCAGAGGACCAGCTATAGCCTTCCGCATCCACCAAGCGGCCGCGGAACCACCAGTCGCCACCAGGCCCGCCTTTGGGCCAGGCGACTTCCATCGAGAAGTCGCTGCCGCGATAATCGGTGGGCGGAAATTGGGCTAACCGGATGGTGCCCGCGCCTTTCGAGCGATCGACAACGAGAATCATTCATCAAGCGCAGCGGTAAAAACCGCTGAAATGAAACACCAGATTGTTTCCTAAAGCGAAGTTGACATTCCCAGGCAGGTTCGCCTGGCCGCCGGAGGAGGTCACAAGCGCGATAAAGTTCGTTTGGGAGTTGCCGCTACCAACATTACCGCTGCCGTAAATCTGAGCATAAGGCCCTGTGAACAGCACGGGCAAGCTGAAATTGATTTGCCCCGAAGCGGTGCCGCTGAGATTCCCTTGAAAGCTCAAATGAAAGAAGAGGAGCGGGCCAATACGGATATATACATTGAGAAGATAACCCGTCCCGGTGAAAGTCATCGGGCTTAACGCTGTTATGCTTGGAGTCCAAGTTTGCCAATTGGATCCGAAGCTGATACTTTGCGGGGCGGAAAATTGCGTCGCACCGCCTACCGTCAGCTTTCCACCCAGGCTCAGATCCGTATCGACATCGACGCTGGAAGCGAGGCGCAATCGGCCGGAAGCGGGCTGAATGAATTCTTCCTGTCCGGGCACGGCCGACAGGCGGATTAGCCGCGATGTATCTGCGCTGCGGACTTCTACAATCGACTTCGAACTGACCAGAGCGGGATTCTGCCCCGATTTCGTGTAAAGGCTGATGGCGGCTGCATCACCGGCCGTGGCCGTGACGCCATTGCCTTCGATGCCCGTCAGATTGACTGGACCTTTGATCGAGAAGCCGCCGGCTGAGACATCGATCGAGCCATTCGCGTTGATGACGAGGCTGCCGAGATTTTTCAGCGCATAACCGGCCGCGTCGACATCGCCGCCCCAGGTCTGCACGGCCGTGACGAGCGCGTTATATTGATTCGCCGTTGCCGTCTGGCCGGCAGTAACCGGACTAGGCCACGCCATGTTCTTCCTCCAATGCCGTCAGATCGGCGGTCAAGACAAACTTTCCATCCGCCAGGCCCTGCTGGTCAGCGATCAATTGCAGACCGCCTTGCAAGGCGCTTTCCAGCTTCTCGATCGCCTGGCGATGGCGTAGGACGAAGGCGTACTCCTGCTCGGAGAACAGATAGCGCCGGCGCTCAACACTCTGCGCCTTCGCCACGCTGAGAAGCGCGGGCTCAACACTCTGCGCCTTCGCCTTGCGGTTCATCCCCATTGCACGTCATTCGGATTCACATTCAGTTCACTCGCCCAAGTGAACTGATTCCACAGGCCGCCCGTCGGGCACCAACCGGAATCGGTGGGCTTCACATGCAGCTCATCGGCCCAAGTGAAACTGTTCCATTGCTGGCACGGATGCGGGCTGAAGGGCAGCAGACATCCCGCCGGCGTATCCGCACGGAATGGCGGCAGTGTAATCGTTTGCGAATACACCCGGCCGCATAATTCGATCGAATCGAGATGGATGGTAAAGAGTAACTGCCCGCGCAAGGCCGGCGGGATCGGATCGGCAAATTGCAGGCGAAAGCCCCACTCGCTGATTTGCGTCGGATACTTCTCGATCGCTGGCGTGGGCGCGATCCGCAGCCCGATCGCTTTCCACGCACTGCTTTCGGGAACGACGGCCAAGCCTGACGTCCATTCGGTACCGTCCGCGTTATGCGCATAGGCCTGGACGGTCACTTGCGGCTTGAAGGTCGGTTGCCGATACGCGAGGTTCAGCCAGCCCCAGAACACGAGGCCGTGCATGTTCTCCGGCGCGGAAAACGATCGATAGATTTTCGCCGCATTTGCCGGGTCGCTCCAGTTCAACGCCCAGGACCCCATGCCGTAGGCCGATTGCGTTGAATCGATGCCCGCGCTCGTCAAACCGGCGAGAGACCAGGCGTCCAGATCGTTCGTTTCCTCGAATCCCCAGCTCGCGGTTTCCGGCCGGCACTCCCGGCCCGTAATCCGGACCTTGGAAAGATTGGTCAACCATGGTCCCGTGCCCGCCGTCCAGGCGGTAAATGATGCATTCGTGTTATAGGCCGCATCCAAGACAATCTGCGCCCGTGTCCAGCTATCGAGGCGCACGCCGTTGATGTAGATATCGAATTTCAACGGATCACGCCAGCCAATTGCAGCTGCCGCACGATTTCATTGGCGACTTGCTGTGTCGAGACGCCGGTTTGGACCGTCAACACGACATTTGGCCGCAAAGCGCCTTGTGAGAGTGCTGCGCGGACATCGGACATGACGGAAACCAAGGGCGACAAATCGATGCTCAGATTGCCCAATGAAATTGAGCTGAAAGAGGACTGGATGGAGGAAATCGCGCTCTGGAAACTGTCGATGATGGGCTGAAGGTTGAAGCTGGGGGCTGCGCTAGCAAGGCCGCCCAAACCGGCCATGGTTCGCAGCGCCGGCATGATGTCGCGGTCGATACGGCCCACCACATCGAAACGAAAATCACGCAGGATGGGCATGATATCGCGGTCGATGCGACTCACGAGGCCGGCTACGCCGCTCACCAGGGTATCGAGTTTGCTGGCAAACGCGAAAACCCACTTTTCCATGAAATGGAAATACGCAATGCCCTCGATGGCCAAGCCATGGACATCGTAAAAGATCATGCCCGTCAGCTGCTGCGTGTTTTCCATGACCTTTGTCTGGCCTTTGAGCTGAAAATTGCTGATTACGCCGCTGATGGCGGAAACCGCGCCTGAAACCAGACTGACCGCCCCGCCGATGCCGGATAAGGCCCCGGCGGCACTGCTGCCTGTGCCAGTTCCCGTTTGCGTCCCCGTCTGCACAGTGGTGGATCCGCCGCCGCCGAAGAGCCCGCCAAGGCCACCCATGTTTTTGAAGAAATCCTGCAAGCCTTTCGTGCCATCCGTCACAAATTTCTGAACCGCCTGGAGACCGGTCTGCACGAATGTCTGCGTGAACATCTTGCCGATATCGGTCAACATCGATTTGGTGACTTCTCCGAAACTCTTGTCGCCCGACCAGAGCGTATCCGTGATGTCCGAGGCTGCCTGCTTGATGGCGCGGTTCATGTTCTGCGCGCACTGCTGCCAGAGCTTGGACTGATCATCGGTCGCCTTCGCGGTATCGGTTGTGGTTTTGCCGAGGATCTGGTTATATTTGGCGGCTGATTTCTGAATCTCGTCCCCGGCCTGCGCGATGGCCTGGCGCTGCGTCTCGTTCATGGTGGCCCACTGCGTCTGCACGATCTGTACAATCTGATCCCAGGCGACTTTGTTGAGCCGCATGATTTCCTGCGTCGATGTGCCGGCGAGCGACACTTGCTTTTCCCAACCGGTTTTGACGTTGTAGACCATGTCATCGATGTCTTTGTCGGTCGCAAACTTGAGCGAATTCATGGCCTGCGTGACGCGATCGAGGCTCGAGACCGCATCCCGGCCCATCTGTTGAAAGACCTTATCGGCCTGTTCATACGTCGGGATAAAAGCCGCCACCGCCGCATTTACTTTTCGCTGTAAGTCGAGAAAGTCCTGCCAGTCTTTATAGAGCTTCGCGAAATCTCGGGCGTGCGTCGTGGCTAACTGGTCGATCGCCGCTGTTTGCCCCTGGATGGCCTGCGTTGTTTTCTGGGCGGCATCATTGAGCGCTTTCTGTTTCGATACGCCCTCGCCGACACTATCGAAAAAGCCTTGTATGGCGGCCTTTTTGTCCTTGAATTGTTGGGCTAGGTCCGGCGAAAAGACTCCCTTGTTCGATTGTTCATTGACGCTATTGAGGCCAGCCCCGATCTTTCCAAACAGATAGCCGAAATCATCGCCCATATCGTGAAAGGTCTTTTTGATCTTGTCGGGCAGCAAATCAAAGAGCTTGACGAGAGCATCATGATGTTTCTTCCCCATCTGCTGTACCTTGTCATTGGCATCGTTCAATTGGCCGGTCAATTGGTCCGAAGCCACAGCGACCACGGCTAGCAGCGCTACGACTGAATCTTCGATAGCCTTACAGGCCTTCGCCCAGGTAGCCTGCCAATCGATGACTTGCCGTCCATTCGCATCGAGTTTAGTTCCAAGAATGCCGAGCGCTTCTAGTATGCCCGCCAGTGTGGAATTCGCAGTCGTGCTTACGTTGTTGAACCCTAAGCCCAATTGGTCGAATAAGCTCTTAGCGGCACTGGTCAGAATGCCCGATTTCTGGAACCAATCGCCGAAAGCGGTCACCCATTTCAGCCCTTCGGTCACCCAGGAGACCAGTTTTTCGAGCGAAGGACCCAGCAACTGGGTAATGGCTGTCGCCAGCGTCTCGATGCCCTTCCCGGCCGCTGCCTGAAAGGCTGCCTGCGCGTCCCCAACTGCCTTATTGATCGACTTGAACGCATCGGATGCGGCGAGCGCCTTGGTCCCGGTATTCAAGAGCCAGGTGCCTACCGTTTCGGCGATCTGCATGCCGGCGAATCCCGTCGCGACGCCGCCGGCAACCGTGACCAGGCTGCCGAGACCCGGAATCAGAGAGCTGACGCGCGTTCCGAGATTCTGGAAGAACGAGCTGGCACTCGAGGCCGTTTGGCCAGCCTGCTGGATCGAGCCGGAAGCTTTCTGCAGATTCGTTGCACTCGCCGCCGTCGCTTCCGCCGCTTTCGCGGCCGAGCTGCCCAGCGTTTCGGCGCTCACGCTGGCCGTCTTCATCGCCGCGGCGCTCGATTCGGTGGCTTTCGCCGTGCTCGCGGCGGCATTGGAAACCAACCCGAGTCCACTCCCGGCCGCGGTGGTGGACGCATTCAACGCCATCATGGCCGCCGTGGTGGAGCTGGTACCCTTGGCAGCGGCATCCATGCCCATGCCGGCCACCGCGCTCGTTTTCGCGATCTCCTGCATGGCGGCAGAGGTAGCGCCCGCCGCCTGCGTCACGCCGTCCATCGAGACGTTCGCCGTGCCCATGGACTTCTGGACGCTCGCCATGGCGGCATCCGTGCCTTTCGTGATCGAGGCCAGAGCGGATGCGTACTGATCCGTCTTCAAGCCGAGAATGACGTTGATGACTCGTTCCCAGGTTTCCATATTGGAGTCTTCGCCTCGCTCAAAATCGCGGGCTCATCTGCTTCAGCTATGGACCCGCATGCCGGGAATACCCTTCAGGAAGCGGTCGAGATCGCCCATGGTCGCGTATTCCGGCCGCCTGTGCGCGCCAGGCGCGCCCGGTTCGATCCACGCCTTCGCGCTAGGGGTGAAGTCCCGCAACGTCAAATCCGGCGCCTCAGAGTTCTTGTTTGCGTGATAGAACAGCAAGGTAATCTGCCCGATCACCGCTTCCCAGTGTTCATTCGAGCGACGCCAGAGTTCGACCATCTCGTAGAAGAGCCGCGGGGTGAGTTGCCAGAATTCCTCCTGCGGGACATGCAGGTGCAGGCGCGCGAATCCGACTAATTCGTACCAGTCAGTCGAGCCTGGCCGTTGACGGGCGCCGAGGGAATCGCGTCCGCCTCCGGCGCCGGCGTAGGGTTTGCCTGCTGCAGGTTCAGCGCTTCCTGGATGCACTCGTTGTAATACTCCGCATTCGCCATCTCGCAGAGCGAACGGACCTTTTCAAGCGTGAGATCGGGCTCGTCATGAACCAGGCCGGCATGCAACATAACAATCATCTGGCGCGTTTTGGGCAAATTGTCCTGATTCGCCTTCTCGATCACTTCGGCGGCTTCGAAGGTGTAGTAGAGATGCCGTTCCTTGCCGTCGGCGAGGAAGATCGGAACGGGATCGATTTTCTTCGGTTGTCGTTGTGGCATAGGTTAAGCCTGGATCGGAGAGCTTTGGACCGCATTGGCCAATGGCATGGAGGGAACGGGTCTTGTCGGGATCGGAGAGCCTGTCGGAGCGCCCAGGGTCGATCCGCCGAATTTCAAGGTCGCGGGCTTGCCTTCGGAAACCGGCATCACGTTCTGACCATGTTCCACTGTCATCGCTCCATACTGCTTGATGGTCGCGACCAGTTTCATGACAGCGGTGCCCTGGAAATTCAGGGGCAGACCCGTCACCGACCCGGCAAACGTGACGACAAGCTGCTTAGATGGATCGGTCAAATCGTAGTTGCACACCACCCGATAGGGCCGGATTTCTTTCGTCTGCGAGAGATGAATCAGACCCGTCGTTTCATCATGCGTGGGATCGTCCGGCCAGTAGTTGACCGTCAGGGTCACATCTCCCGGCGTGGTGAGACCAGGAATCTGCTGCACGATGCGGCTCGGATTATTCAAATTCGTCACATCGAGCATGGCGGTCGACGGGGAAGCGATCGTCACGGATTCGACGTTGGAAATCTCCTGCCAGGTCGGCTCGCTCGAGCTATCGGCACACGTGCCGAGATAGACATACGCCGGCACCGGCATGAAGCCCGGATAGGTGCCACCCGGCGCAATCTGTTCACAGATGCTCGCGCCGCCGGATGTGATCCCGACATTCGCACCCGTCGTATGCGCTGCCGCGGTCGTGCCCGCCTGCGCCCGGGTCACAGTGAGAATCGGGTCCCCTGCAATCGATGTCACTTTCATTTTTTCCGCATCGATTTGCAAGATGTCGTTTGCTTTTACCGGATCATGCCCTGCATTTAAGGCGGCAGTGGTTGTAACTGCATCCATATCGGCTGTCAGTGTTGTGGCCATAGAAAACCCTTCCTTTCTGCGTTAAAAACCGAAGATCTGCACGGTCACCAAGGCCGCGCGAAGCTTGTCGTCTACCCGGCGGATGGAGGCCGCTGCGATAGCGGTCTGGAGTTGGCGCTTCAGACCACTGGCCCAACCCGTCACAATGAGGGGCCTGGCTTCGAACAGCGCAATCAGGCACGAGCCGATCTCGCGCACCTGGCGGAATCCCTTTTCGCTCGCATCGTCGGTAGAAAGCGCCGTCAGGAGCTGCTGGATCGAGAGAGAGGAACTCTGCGAAATCATCCCATCGCGAACGGCATTCAGTTGATCGACGACGACATAGGGATACTGGGCGTCGTCGGGCACATAGTCATACACGCCCGAGACGCGGCTCATGAGCAGGCTTTCGTTGCGCATGCGTTCGACCAGGGCCACCTGGATATCGAAGAGATCCGGGCTCATTCTTTGCGTCTTCGCCTCGCTGGGAAGCGCGGGTTCATGCCGCCCTTCCACCGATGAGCGTGGCGAGGCGCGCGTAGAAATTTTCCATCGCGAGATCGACGGAGGGCCAGAAGTAGGGCCGCGGCCGCATATGCCGTGTTCCGTATTCGACAAAGCCCGCGTAATTCACGTTCACACCCACCCCGACCACGCCGCCTTGCGGTGGATTGTTGATCACCGCAATCGAAGCCCGCAACCGCCCGGTGCGAACGGGCGCGGCGCGCTGGGCACGCGCCTGGATGTCGAAAGCGGTGACGGTAAACTCACGGCGGATCCAGTCGGGCCAACCGCGCAGGTTGTCCCAGGTCGCCTTAATTTCGGGCAGCCCTTGTACTTGTACCGTTTCTTCCACGCGCGATTTGATCCGCCTGAATCGTGAATTGGGTCAAGCCCCAGACCACGCTGCGAATGTCCAGCAGATTCGGGCTGCCATCCGGATTCGCGTCGACGATTTCGGGCAATTCCACCCGGTTCTGATGCGTGATTCCCATGGGCGGCCGCCGGATTTCGATTTTGTAGGTCGCCTCAATCGCCATCTGCTCGCCGGCATAGCGCTCCGGCAGCGCTTGCGGGGTAATTTTGGCCCAATCGCGATGAAATTCCGCCCAGGTTTCGACCTGACCGCCGGCGCCATCATCGACCGCCTGGCGCTGATAGAAAACCGCCGTATCACGCAACTCGGACGCTTCAAGGACGCTCGCCAAACCGCACCATCAGTTCTATTTGAATGGTCACGAGGGTCAGAATCGTCGCCACCGACCAGTGTGCGTTCTGCCAGGCGACGATCAAGAGAGCAGCCTCGCCGAGAATACGCATGGCTCCCGATAACGTGAGCAGCTTTCTTGGGTTCCCTTCGAAACGGCGTTTTCCTTCGCGGTAGGAGATCCTCCCGTCCGCAACGTCGCGCAGGGCTTGCACAGCAGCCCGTTCGTCTCCCGTTAACTGTCCCTTCAGAGCCATTGCACGCGCAGCGGATACCAGAGCGTCCGCACCGTGGGCGGCAGATTATTCACCACATTCTCGGGACTCGGATCCGAGGCCTCGCCGTCGCGGTGGTCATAGAGCCAGCTCGTCAATTGATAAATGCCCTGCAGCATGTTACCGGGCATGGGGTTCTCGATCTGGTCATAGCCCGCTTCAAACTGAATCCGGTAGTAGAAATGCGCCTGGCTTCCCTCCGCCAATCCGCCATCGCGGTAACTCAGATCAAAGGGCGTCAGGTTGCGGATAAAAGCATCATTGAGCGCCAGGCCGCTGGGGTAAAGATAGATGCGCGCGCCCAGGAGTTGATACGTTCCGGAAGCCATTTGGCTCCAGGTTCCATCGCTCGCTTGCAGCTCAAAGGCGAGGATTTTCGTCAGCGGCCAGCGTGGAACCTTCAAAATGCGCTCCTGCGCATCACAGTCGTAGAAGGCCTCGTAGGATTGGCGATAGGGAGGCCGCGAGGTATACCGCTCGCATGCAGCCACCGCCGCCGCGGCCTTATCGGTTAACAGCGTCGCGTCCGGCTGGCCGTTCACCCGCGCGTTCAGTTTCAGATCGTCCAGCGTCAGCGGGATCGCCGCCGGCGTCGTCACCTTCACGTCCTGGAGCATCGGGTTCCTTTTCGGGTTTCGGTTCGGGCTCGGGTTTTGGTTCGGGTTTGGGATCCGGCTTCGGCTGCTTTGTTTCGTGCGGCGCGTTTCCCTTGTTTGTGTAATCGGTTTTCATGGCGTTCCTTTCCGAGAAAGAAGGGCGGAGCGAGATGGTTCGTTTTGGAGGTTTTTTCATACAGCTCCGCCCTCTTCGTCTATGCGACGTAAGTTATTTTCTTGTTGGCTTCGCCGGTTCCGCTGTGCGTGAGGCATCGGATTCGTGATCGGCGTGCGGTGGCTTGGGTAGTTGCTGCCCAAAGGCTGAAACCGTCTGCGAGGAGAGGCCGGCGTTATACACAAAAGCGTCGGGCAGAAAGACCGCCAATGCCAGCCGCTCTTCGGCGCGGATGGTGACCAGGTTTCGAATGAAGTCGTCCTCGTTTTGATTCGCGACCTGGATATTCGCCGTCATGCGGTCGAAGATCTCGGCGCCGGTTGCGAAGTCACCGACCAGGGCGCTGCCCGGATTCATCATCGGGTTCAGCACCACGCGCGTTCCCCACAGAGAAAGAGGCGTGGTCGCCTGCGGGCCGCCCAGAATATACATCCCCATGGCGTTTTTCATGAGCGCCATATTCCACCAGGCGGAGTTGCTGACGACGGCGGCTGTTGCGACGTAACGCCCGGCGGCGAGCTGCATCAGCATGCCGGCGAAATAGTCAATCGCGGTGGCGTTTGTCACTGCCGCATCAAAGGCGGCTTTGTCGAACGGAGTCGCCTGCGGCACGATGCCGTAGAGATGCCCGGCCGCGCCGTCGCCGTAGAGGATCTCGTAGTCTTCCTTGCGATCGATGCCGATAAGCAACCGGTTATTGATATCGCCGGCCAGCATGGGAGCATCATCGAGCATTTGGGTTGGGACCTTGATGTAGTGGGCGATTGTGACGACGGGCAATGCCATCACTTCATAGGCGAGCGTCGACAGCTTCTTTTTGTCGCCGTACTGGACCTGATAGTCGGCGGTGTAGGTCGAGTAATCATACGGCGCTTTCTCCCGCAAGTAGCGGATGGAGTCGCTCGAGGTGGGTGCGCTGGGAATAATCGAGCGCATCGTTGGTGTCCAATCGGGCGGGCGCTGGATACCGGGCACGAGCGTAGGCGCCACCGGAAACCACTGGCCGCTCGGAAAAAGTGACGGAACGGGTTGTGGGCCATAGGCGGGAGCGGCTTGCAGTGCCGGAGCCCCCGGCGCCCCGGAAGTCCCTGGCGTGATAGTGACTCCACCGCCAGCCGTGCCATCGGCTTTCACTCCGGGCGTAAACGGTACACCGATTTGGAAATGACCCTTGGCGAACTCCACACTGACCGGGCCTTGCTTGCCGCGCTTATGCCATTCCTTGAAGACCGAACTGTCCGTGAAGGCTTCCCCGTAGGTCTTCATTCCCTCAAAACCCGGAGCGCCGGGAATCGATTTCCGGTTCAAGCGCGTCGCAACCTCGTCAAGGTCCTTGCGCATCTGCTTGTTTTCGTCCTGCAGCGTCTTGAAGTCTTTTTCGCGAAAATCCTTATAGGCGTTGCCGATTTCCTCACCCTTCGCCTCGAGCTTGATGAGCTTCTCCTTTGTCTCCGGATCGAGATAACCCTTGGCCTTGATCTCCTGCAGGGCCTGCTTGGTTTCCGTTAATTGGGTGGTGATTGATTGCTTGTGCTGATCGAGTAGTCGGGTCAGCTCACTGTAGTCCATAGATAGCCTCCATGCTGATGTCGAGTAAGTGCGCTTCAATTGCCTTCGCGATATCCGCCGGCACAGCGTCCCGCGTGTGCTTTTGAATACCGCCATAGCCCTCGGCCAGTAGCGCTTTGGCCAAGGCAGTAGGAAGCCCCGCGTCCCGCAAGAAGCTTTCCCAATCCCGTATGGTTCTCAGATCTTTGGCAGAAAGAATCTGCGCCTGTTCGTTGGCCGGAAAGGTCACCGGCGAAATCTCATAGAGCTTGATGCCGAGCAGTTCCCGGACTCCGTCTTCGAGATAGGCATATTTGGTTGGGTCGTAGCCGATGGAAAGGCCCTTGACGATGCCTTCTTTGATGAGCAACAGTGCTTCCTGGGCGCGCTGCAGGGTCATGAGAAGCTCGCCCTCCATCAGAAGGCCGTTGGTGTTTTCCTGAAGCGATGTAGTCTTGCCGATCGGCTCGGCGGTGCGGTGTTGCCAGAGCATCGGCACCTGGCCGCCGGTCGCGGCAATCGTATCGAGAAAGGCACCCGGCCGCACGACATCCCCTTGCTCGTCGACATTGTTAAACGTCGAGGCATACCCGAGAATCTTTCCTTCGTCGGAGGTCTGTTTGATTTCAAACCAAAACGCTTTGTGCAGCATCGCGTGTTACTCCTTCGCCGGAAAGCGCTTTCCGGCCGCGGGCCTCTCCAGGTTGTTCATCTCCTGCGCAGCCTGATCTAGGAATTCGCGCTCTCTATCGGTCAATCTCCAGAGCCGGCCTGTGACAATCAGCATCATGACCGGACCGTTCGCGCACACATGGCGGGCCATTTCATGAATGCGCCAATCGAGTAGTCCGGCCTCGGCTGGCCATGCGGACAAGAGCCAGAGAAAGCGACGCCGGATCATAACTTTCCTAAGCTCCAGAGCACCCATATGAGAACCAGAAAGATGAGAATCGCCGTGATGATCAGTGCAACCACAACGCGAGTCTTAGAAACTCCAGGACCAAAAAAGCAAATACAGCGGCGCCGTCAAATCAAAAATTTAGCCTGATAATCAGAGGGATGCCGCCTGAGACGAAAATCAATATTCCCCTGTCGCTCAGAGAGTGGAGCCAGATTCTCATGGCGCTGCATCGTGTGGGCTCTTTCGATCTGCACGCGAAGATCGCCGGGACGCTTCAACTGTTGGACCTGGATTCTGAAAAGATTCCGGCAGAAGTGAAGATCGACGAGGATTGAGAAATGCCCCCGAGTGACGAAAAACTCATCGCGGTCCTTGCCGTTTCCGAATGGCGCATTATTTTGAAGTCTCTCGAAACGATTCTGGCCTTGCAGCCCGCCTTGCATCTGCCGATTGGTTCTGAGAGTCCCCTCGCTATCCGGCAATTGCTCAAAAAATTACAGGACTCGTTACAACAGTTTTCGGAATCCGTCAATCGTCCGAACGAATAGCCGCTTCCGATAATTATTAATTACGTCAAGCCGCCTGATAGCCCACCGTACACCGGCAGTTGATCGTATTGTCGGGGGTCGCTCCATGTGAACTATCCCCCGGCCACAGCAACTGCTCGCCCTCGACGAGAAAGAATTCATCCAGATGTTGTTTCTGGCCGTCGGCGGCCGCATGCGCCGGCCGTGTCCGATCGTCGTTGGTCGCCACCCAAACCTTATCGAGCGGGATCCCGGAGGCCCGCGCGGCTTCATAGCTACCCAGATTCGAAGCCGCGATCACTTCCGTGCGGGCAATCGTGCGCGCCCGCGTTTGGGACCAATCGTTGTAGCGGCCCTGAATCCGGCCGGCGAGCTGCGGGATGCTTTCGTTCGCCGCGGTTCCCTGCGCCAGATCGTTCGCCAGTACCTCCCGGCTGGTAGCTGTCAAATCGTTCACGCGCCGCGCTCCGTGCCGGACCAGCCAGCTATTTACTGCCGAGCGAAACAGGTCACTGACGCTTTTCGAGTGTGACTTTGCGGCCTCGATCTGACCCAGAATGTGTTCGCCGAACTCGCCCGCGACACCGTGATAGAGCTTGGCGTAATAGTCGAGCCATTGCGGCGCATGTGCTGTGACCGCCGTCAAGGCTGCCTCGACGCCCGCCCGATAAAAAACATACGTTACATACTGGCCTTCCTGCCCAAAGCGCTCAGCGGCTTTGGCAGCTCCGCGGTGTACCCAGACCTTACGCCGGCGATCGATCTGTTGCCAGTAGCGGCCCCGGGCCCGACCCGTACGCAGGCTAGTCATTCTTCGGCTCCGCTTCCTGGACCAGACGTACGGCTTCCTTCACCGCTTCCTGCCAGGCTTCCTGGATCCGCGGCGGCAACTGTTCCCACTCGGGCATCGGCAATTGCTGATAGTTCTTGTGATCGGTCACTTGACCGTAGGCTTCGTAGGCCGCGGCGGCGATGGCGCTCCAGTCTGTCACCAGCATCATTGCACGGCCGCGACCGGTTTCCCGTTCAACAACTGGGGCGGCGGTACGCCTTCCATCGGCGGCTGGTCCGGCGGCAGCGCCAGTTCCTCGAGCAAGACCGTCCCCGCGCCTACGGTCAATTGGCCGGCAATTTTCTCTGTGCGCTTTGCATAGCCGAGTTCAAGCCGTCCTTCATCCCGATCGATGAGACCGCGATCGACGGCTCCGAAGACCCTGTTCCAGGTCTTTTCGCGATCTTCCTGCAGGGCGTCGACCGAATCCCGATCGACCGCCAGGAAAAGATTCTCTCCAAATTGCGGGCAGAGCCACAGCGTCAGGAATCCGCACACGAGATCCCACAGCGGCAGGACCGCTTCGGTATAGAGACCCTTCCGCGCCTCTTGGTAATTGCTGTAGGTCTTGTTTTGCGTATCGCCGACCAGCTCGGGCGGTACATGCAAGATAGCGGCGATGTCACGCTTTTCGAGGCCCCGCAGTTCGAGCGCCTGCATCTGCTCGGGCGAAAACGCCTGGCCCAGCCAGGAAAAATCTCCACTCACCACCATGGGCGTGCCGGCGGCGGCGCTCCCCATATACTCATCGCGCAGGTCGCGTTTGAGCTGATCCTGCTGCTCGGGCGTCAGATCCGCCTTGGCTTGCAGAATGCCCGGCGGGCGTCCCGAGTTTTGTAAAAGAGATTTTTGGACGTGTTTCGATTCATTGATCGTGTCAATCCCATAGGCGGCGGCCCGCAGCGGCGACATGCCGTACCAGGGCTCAAGCGGATTGAATAGCTTCGCGTGGCCCATGTCTTCGGGAGACCAGCGAATCTGCGTTCCAATCAAACCATAGTGATCGATGAGTGTGGACGAAGTCGCGACATCGTTTGTCAGGTAAACCTGGATGAGATCGGGCCGATGCGTGTAGAGTTCATTCGGCGGCCGGCTAGTGAAGGGACGTACGGCTTCGAGGAAACAATTGCCGCCGCAGAGCAGATAGCCCACCGTGTATTCGAGCAGGTCCCCCAGCGATTGCGCGGGGTTCGGCCGCCGCATCAATTGCGCCAATGGAAAATTTGAACCGGTCAGCTCCTCGTTGTCGTCTTCGGTTCCCTGATAGAGACCGATCCGCAATTGCCGGCCGGCAATCAGGATGGTGGTGATGCAGGAATAGACATCACCGCAGCGCACAAAACCCGCTTGTACGAGTGAAGTGTAGTCGCCTCCCGTCCAGACCGCCCGGTTGCCATACATGCGCGCAATATAAGGCGCGATCGCAGAGGATTTCGTTAGGATCCGCCAAGCAAATTTGGCGCGATCCTTCCAGGTGATGGGACGGCCCTGCTTCATTCGGTTTCTTCGCTGGGGCTCTTGCTATACAAGCGGTAGACTTTCGGCAGCGTCCGTTTGCGGCGCCAGTTCATGGCCTGGCTGAAGGCGTCCACGTCGTCGTCGTTCTTCACGTTCGGGAACTTACTGAAAAGCGTGACCCATTGATGAGTCCAGGCTTTGTTCTCCGGCAAATAAACATTGCCGGCTTCCACATCGGCCGTCGCGGCCTGCGCACGCGCCACTTTGCCGCCCTCCGGCTTCAGCGCAATGATGCCCGGGATCTCGCGTGACAGTTCTTCGATCACGGCCGGCCCGTTCGCTGCATCCTCGATCAGAATGTGTGAGATGCGTTTATCGTCCGCTCGTATCGAGCGGATCGCCGCTTTGGTCGCCGAGTAGCCGAGATGTTCAGTTTTCTTCTCGATGAGGTAAGCTTTGGGGCCCACAAAGCCAATCACCTCGAGGGAGACGTAGTCACTCGTTTTGTAGTCTTTAAACGCGCAATCGACGCTGAGAACAACAAAGTCGAAGGCGGGAGCGGTTTTATAAAACTGCCACCAGCCCGGCTGGAACAGGATGCCCGACTTCGGCGCCGGCCGTTGCTGGTATTGGCCGGAATACGCAGCCGAGCCCATTTCACGCTGCAGATTCCCGAGAACTTCCTTCGGAAAGCGGACCGGCTCGAGCAGATCCCCTTTTTCCCGGATCCAATCGACACCGGACAGCGGCATCGAAATGATGGTGCGGTCCTCCGCCTCGGCTTGCAGGTCGAGATGCGTCCAGCCGCCGTCCGCCAGCAGCTCGCCCGTGGCGTCGTTCTCATGCAGCCGCTGCATGATCATGACGATCGAATCGGTCGCCGGATTATCGAGTCTCGAAATCAGCACGTTGCGAATGTAGGTGACCGCCGTTTCGCGTTCGGCATCAGACAAGGCTTTTTTCGGGGAATGCGGATCGTCGATGACCAGGCGCTTGCCGCCGCGGCCGGTACCGCCCCCGATCCAGGTGGAGAACATCGAGCCGGCATGTGTCGAGACATACTCGTCCTTCAAATTCACGTCGGCCGAAAGCTGGACATCCACGCCCCAATACCCGCGGAACCATTCCGATTGAATGACGTTTCTGCGCCGCACCGAATCCCGGACGCTCAAATCGGCCGCATAGGTGGCGAACATCCAACGGGAGGTGGCCTGGTCGCGCGCCCACTCCCAGGTGGGCCACAGCACGGAAACCGCGCTCGACTTGCCGACCCGCGGCATGATGTTGATGATCAGCCGACGGATTTGGCCCAGTGTGACGGCGGTCAGATATTCGCATAGCGCGTCGAGATGGCGGCCGGCGATGAGCGGCGTGACGGGTTCGAGCAGCGGCCAGGCAGCTTCCACATAGCGGGCGAGCGAGTCACTGTAGCGCTTCCGCTCCGCCTGCCGTGCGCGCCGCGCCAGAATCTCGGAGTAGAGCCAATCGGCGACTCTGGCCCTCGAGGCGGGCGAGCAGGTCGAGGAGCTGATTATCGGAGAGTTCATCCAGATCCAAGTGGTGCTCGTGCCGGTCGGTGAAGAGCTTCAGATGCTTACCCAGGAGTTCCAGCGATCCGCGCTTGTCCGCCAACTTGAACTTGGTCCGTTTGATTTCCCGCGCGTCTTCGCCGCGTCCTTCCGTGTAGGCCTCTACCGTGATTTCCTGAATCGCCTTGGCTTGCTCGCGGGTCAGGCTGGAGAGATCCACATACGCGTCACCGAACTCGGTTGTGCCGATGTAGTCGAGCATGTTCGAAAAGCCCATGTAGGCGAGTTCGGAAAGGATGCGTTCGGAGGTGATTTCGAGCTTGTCCGTGCGTTTGCGGAGGCTCTCGGAAATGAGCTGCTGAATGTTAGCATTTGCTAACATTTTCGAGCTGTGAATGCGTGCGGTCTTTTCTGTGTAACCTGCTCGAACAGCAGCCTTTGTCGCGTTCAGATCGACCAAATACTCTGCGACGAACAATTTTTGCTTTTCGGTGAGCTTTTTGGACCGTTTCTGCTTCATGCCGAGAGGGCTTTCCGCTCGATCGCCTCCGCCCACATTCGGGCCGCCTCCAGCGCCTCGCGGTAGCTGGCATGTGGAATCCGCGCGATGTCGACCCAGTTCGGGTGTGTCACCGGCAGAATCACGCGCCAGGTGCCCTCAAGGCATTTGATCTTGAGCTTCAAGCCTACGTCGTGGTCAATGGTTACGCCAGGCATTCCAGCACCACGCGCAGAAAGATCGGTTGCACTTCTGGTGGGGCGTAATGCAGCCCGCTGCGCTTGCCGTTCAGCCGCTTCAGGTCCCAGGGACGGCCTTCGATCGAAGTGTCTTCGAAGGAATAGCGGGTAGGAGCAAGATGACCTGAGGACGAACCGTGACCATTTCCTGCTAGCTGGATTCTGTCAACAGAATCGAGCTTCCGCAGATGGCGCTCGTGAGCGGCCACGATGGCGCCCTTGGCGTTGTGTTCGAGCGTGACGAGGCCGCGCGCATAGAGAGCCTCAATCGTCGAGCGGGTGCGCACGCCGACATATTCGCCGTCACGAAACAGCCGGATTTTCGAATTTTGAAACAGGGGTAGAAACGCTACAGGACACGCATTGGTTTTACGGCGTGCGCTCGCCGGGCTGAATTATCAACAGCATACACGAAAGCGGACGAGCGTGAAACACCGTGCTTGCACCAATGCTATAGATTTTCCTAGTTGCGATGACTACTGCGCTGTTGTAATCTATAAACAGAGAGAGCGAGCAAACGCTCTCCCCTTGGAGAAGGAGATAACAAATGGCACAGATGATTCGAGAGTACAAAGCAGCTCCGGATGCGGAGCGCTGGAATCGCATTGCGAAGCAGGAATTGATCGATCTGATCGAGGAATGCAGACAAGGCGCGTCACGTGAGACGAACGACATCGCATTGCGTTCATGGAATGAGACGCTGGAAGAGGCGGAAGAGACGCTGCGGGAAATGGAGAACGGCTCGCTTGCCTGGGCGGCGCAAGACGAGGACGGCTGGTACTTCGCTGTAGGCGAGCAGCGCTTCGATGACGATCAAGCGAAGGTATGCGATGCAGAAGTCGCAGCGAAGAACGAGTGGTACGACGAACACCCCGATTTCAACGCACTGACCGACGAGAAAACGGACGAAGCAATCGCTGCCGAGCTGGACGGCCGCGATTTGCGGCGCGGTGCAAAGTTCGATTCCCTCGCGAGCGGCTGGGACTTTCACGAAGCGGTAAAAGCGGGTCTGGACGCCTGGGCCGCCACAGTTGGCGAGCAAGAGCGCTAATGACTGACAACGTGCTGATCGCTATCATCGCGGCGTGCGGAGTGGTGATTTCGGCTGTGTTGGTGCTAGGCGGAGCAATTTTTGCTTACGTCGCGGGCGGTAAGGAAACAAACCGCCGCCTGGATCGCATCGAACACACACTCGAAGTGATCCAAGGCGACATGACGCGCTGGAGCGAACAGATCTTTAAAATCAAGGCGCATATCAAGCTGGATTAAAAGACCTCAGCGCTTATGACTATCCACCTCTCGATCGAGCGCGACCGCATGAGCGAGTTGCACAAATCCGGCCGGTATCGCTGCAAGCTCATCGCCTCGGACGGACGAAGGTTGTTCATGAGCACGCGCAATGCGGGCTCGGTCGCGAGCGCGAAGCGCGACGCTGAAGACCTGTTTGGAGCAATCGCCTGGCGCGACACAGAACAACAAGACGTACGGGCAGAGGCGACGATTGAGGTGGAGCGATGACCAAATCCGATCTCGAAGTGTGCCAGTCGTTATGACGATCGACGAACGACTGGAAAAACTGGTCGAGCGTCATGAGGCGCTGGCCGAGAGCGTCGAGCATCTGCTTCACGCGCAGCAGAAGACCGATCAGGAATTAAAGAAGCTCAGCCGCGAGATTCGCATCTTTACGCGGATTGCGCGGGTCATGCTCTTCGATCACGAAGCGCGGCTGCGCGATCTGGAACAGAGGGACGGCGACGGAGATAACGGCCATGACGAAGACGGAGAAGAGTGAGATCGCCCGCGCCCTGGCCGCGCTGCGCAAGCATAAGCGCGGCGGGCGAGCACCGAGCTGCACGTGCGGCGAGTGCGCGAAATGCAAGAACCGCGCAACGGTGCGCAGATTTCGTAAGCGGCAAGCTGCGGGGACGGCCTGACTATGATACGCGTCTATGAATATGGTTGCCTTCGCCCTATCGCTGGCGAAGCAGAAGCAATGGAACAAATGCGGCGGCGCAACCGGCTGTGGAACGCCTTGGTTGAGGTCGAAACGACACATCGCCAAAAGGCAGCAGAACTCTTGAGTGAGCCGGAAGAGCAGGCTCCCGTGACCCAAGCCCTCGAAACCTTGCAAGATTTGCGCACGGCCATCAAACAGAAGCGCCAAGCCGCGCGGTCCACCAAAGTGGACGTGAGCGAGCTGAAAACTGAGATCGCAGCCACAAAAGTGCAATTGAACGGGTCCATCGCCATCGCCAAGGCCAAACGCAAAGAACGGGTAGCGGAGCGCAAATCTCAGCTCACCGAGTTAAACCAACAGCGCGTTACAGCCATGAAACAAGCAACCCATGCGGCAGAGTTGTATTGGTGTAATTACGATGATGTTTTGGCAAGCTACGATACGGCACGGCAGCGCAGCCGGACGGGGTTGCGGTTTCATGCGTTTCGCGGGGAAGGAAAGGTTTCCATACGCTATCAAACGGGACTGCCTGTCGAGAAGGTCTTCGGCGAGGATACACGCTTGCAGCTACGTGCCCTGAGTGAGGAAGAGATCCGAGCGACAGGACGGAAAAACCCAAAGGCACGTCATGAGGTCGCCCTACGCGTGGGTAGCCTCCGCCGCGCTCCCATTTGGTTTCGCTTGCCCGTCGTCCTGCATCGCCCTCTGCCAGAAGATGGAATCGTGCGTGCAGCCGCGATCAAGCGAGAAGTGGTGGCCGGGCGCCCGCGATACAAGTTGCTGATTACCGTAAACGATTTGGTCGATGTCGAACCCAAAGCGGGCGAACGTGTGTGTGCGATTGACGTCGGGTGGCGCCTGGTTCCAAGCGACGAAAAGAAACCAGAATTGCGCGTGGCCTATTGGGCCGACGCGGAGGGCCAGCATGGCAGCTTGAGACTGTCACATTCGGTGTTATGGGAGTTTGAACGAGTCCGCACCCTGCAATCGACGATCGATAAGAAATTCGAGGAGATAAAGGCATATTTGATTGATCGGGTTGGGCATGAAGAACTAGCTGTACCGACCGAGGAATTGCGGCAGGAACTCGCAACGATCGCGCAGTGGCGTTCACCGGGACGGCTCTATGGCTGGGCGCGGAAAGCGAAGGAGGCAGGCCTTGCGGACGTGGAACTGGAGAACTGGAGGCGCAAGCAGATGCATTTGTACCAATGGGCAGCCAATCTTCAGGATCAAGTCGTCAAGCGCCGCCGATATATTTACCGGAATTTTGCCGCGCAGATAGCGGGTCATTACGACCGGATTATCTTAGAAGAATTCGATCTGCGGCGAGTAGCCGAGCACGCGCAGCCCGAGGCCAAAGAAGAAGCGGTTGAAACGAGAGCAGCACGCTATCGGCAAATTGCATCGATCTCCGAACTGCGAACGACGCTAGAGAATACGGCGGCACGCGAAGGCACGCAAATTGAAAAGAGGGAGGCTCGACTGACTACACAGCGGTGCCATGTCTGCGGGAATACGGCACGCTGGGATGCGGCGGAATCCGTGATACATAGATGCGACCTGTGCCAGAGCGTCTGGGATCAGGACTACAATGCAGCGCAGAACTTATTGCGTGAGTTCGCAGATCGGCCGGTATTGGAAGCAAAAGCGTGATCTTCGCGTTTCGAGTGAATCGGCAACGGGTAAAAGCCTTCGATAGTATAGTTTATGAAGCAGTTGCAAAGCCCTGCTCAGTGGGAAAAGAACTGAGACA